AAGAGCACAAGGCCGCGATATCCGCCGGATTCTCTGATACCGTTCCCGAGGCGCTCGAAGCCATGGCCGCTGTCAAGGAAACCATCGAGGCCGAACCCGTAGCTGCCAAGCGCGGAAGGCCCTCGAAGGCAAAGGAGTAAACTATGCCAGTAAAAGGCAAGGCCATCGGAAAGAAAAAGGCTCCGGCAAAAAAGCCTTCCACTTCTAAAGGCATAGGAGTGCCATCGAAGCAAGAGCAAGACAAATGGCAGGCCGAAAGTGATTCTCGCACGCTCATGCAGGCCGAGGAAATCAAGCGTGACAGCGCCAGGATGAAGGCGGCGCAGGCGCAGGCCAAGAAGCAGATGGAAGAACTCGCAAGGGTAGTCAAGAAATGAGCTACACAAAGCGCCAGCTTGTAGAAGCGGCGATGGCCGAGATAGGGCTGGCGTCGTATGCTTTCGACCTGTTGCCAGAACAGCGCGAGCTTGCCCTTCGTCGGCTTGACTCCATGATGGCCGAATGGAATACGCGCGGATTGCGCCTGGGCTATCCTGTCCCGGACGATCCTTCCGGTTCCGACATCGACACCGACAGCAACTTGCCCGATGCCGCATGGGAAGCCGTGATTACCAACCTCGCGCTCCGCATGGCGCCGTCATACGGCAAGCAGGTCAACATCGAAACGAAAGTTACGGCACGGCACGCGCTGAATACGATCCTGGCCCGCGCCTCGATGCCAGCAGAAATGAAGCTGCCATCAATGCCAGCCGGTGCTGGAAATAAGTCCTTTGACGATCCGTACTTTCCCGAGCCTACTGACGACCTTGTGGCCGGGCCTGATACTACTCTCGATTTCAATTAGGAGGCCCGAGCATGGGTATACAGATCAATCAGCTGACCGCCACGGCTCCGGGAGCAAGCCAGAGCCTCCCGGTCTACGATCCCGCCAAGGGCGACTCGCGCCGCTTCTCGCTGTCCGACCTCCTCGCGTGGATTCAGGCGAATACGGTAGCGGGTATGCAGGAAGCAAACACGCAGTACAGCGCCCCGCTCGCTGGTGGGAACGTCCTTGTCAACGACGACGACGAGGACACGCACCTAATCATCACCCCGGCTGGTGGCCTTGCCACATTGACAATCACCCTCCCGGCTATGGGTAGCCTCCGCGACAAGCAGCTATTCATCTGCAACTGCACTCAGGCCATTGCCGCGTTGACGATTGCCGGAAACGGTGCGACGGTGGGAGTAGTGGAAACCCTTCTACTCGATGCAGCAGACAAGTTTTTTACCTTGAAATACGATTCCACGCTCAATATCTGGTACCGAATAGGCTAAGGAGGCCGCGCAATGTTCTCAATGAAAACAGACAAGCTAGACCCCAATGGGATACCATACAAGCTATTCGTTCCACTGGTAGCGGCCGGAGCTAACAAAGTCTATTTTGACCTCTGGAATGGATCGGACAAGACTATCGAGGTTGCGTCAGTCGTGCCTATTGCTTCCGGTGCAGTAGCGGTCGTCGGTACGCTTGCCGTTGACTTGTACCTGACCCGTACCACAGCGATTGGAACCGGCGGCACCGGAGCCACGCTTGAAGGGACGGCGCTCAATGCAGCAACTATCGTGCGTATGGACACGGACGCACCGGCCCTCCGCGCTGGAATATCGGCCCGCCTTACCCCAGGCGGCGGAGCCACTGCCGGAGCGGTTAATGGGTACAATTCCCTCTTTACCGAGGAAACCGCGCTGCCTACATACTTCCATAGCAATATGGTTGAAGCCGCACAGCCGGGACTCAATAGCGTTCTGACGGTACGACCCGGAACAGGTATCCGCGTAGTTCAGGGAGCGGTTGCGTCGGTTGGCAATATCGGATTTGAAGTTCTATTCCAGGTCATGCCGTAAGATGCAACTGATAGAAGACCGCTCATTTTACGTATATATCCACACGAGACTTGATACGGGAGCGGTGTTCTATGTAGGCAAAGGCAAAAAGCGAAGAGCTTGGAACGCTAGCCCATTCCATAGAAGTGAACACTGGCAAAGAATTGTTGCCAAAGCTGGCGGCTTTTCTGTTTTATTTCAAAGCCAATTTTTGTCAGAAAAAGAAGCTTTTGATTTAGAAATCAAAACCATTCATGCTTTAAAAGCAAGCGGTGTTCGTTTGTGCAACCAGACAAACGGCGGTGAAGGGGCTTCCGGATGGGTGCCAAGTGAAGAATGCAAGCGAAAAATTGGCAACGCTCATCGCGGAAAAACAATTTCTAATGATGTGCGCAAAAAGATTTCTGAATCAGTTAGAGCGTGCGGCTATATACATTCAGAAGAAACAAGAAAGCGCATGTCTAAAGCTCGGCTTGGTAAAAAAAACGCGCTCGGATATAAACACACTCAAGAGTGGAAGCAGGCTGCATCTAAAAGATTGATGGGGAATAAAAGCAGAACTGGCCAAACAAGAAGTGCATCAGAAAGAAAAATGGTGTCGCTTGCTATGCGCGGTAAACCGCAACCACTGCATGTGTGCCCTCATTGCGGGAAGATTGGCGGAAATGCTATGCTTAGATGGCATTTTGATAATTGTAAAGTGAGGGTAGCATAATCCAGATACCTATATTGTCGGGGGTTTACTCCGACTCATCCGCAGATTTCCGAACCTCATACCCTGTCAATATGGTACCCGTGCCCAAGGAGACAGGTATCAGCGCGGGATATCTGCGTCCGGCTGAAGGTGCCATCAGGCTGGCGGGAAGCTCAGGGGTATCAAGGGGCGGCATAAACTGGAACGACGTATGCTATCGCGTCATGGGGACAAAACTTGTCAGCGTCAACGCGCTCGGAGTTGAGACGGTGCTCGGCGACGTTGGCGCTGGCGGTCAGTGTTCCTTCGCGTATTCGTTTGACCGGCTCGCTATCACGTCAGGCGGGCGTCTGTACTACTGGAACGGCGTACTTCTCCAGCAGGTAGTCGATGCCGACCTCGGCACGGCGCTGTCTGTCGTATGGGTGGATGGATACTTCATGACGACGGATGGCGAGTTCCTTGTCGTGACCGATCTCGCCAACCCGTTCAGCGTGGACCCGCTCAAGTATGGATCGAGCGAAGTTGACCCCGATCCTGTCGTGAACGTCCTGAAACTGCGTAACGAAATCTGCGCCGTCAACCGCTACACCATCGAGTTTTTCCAGAACGTCGGAGGGACAGGATTTCCGTTCAGCCGCATAAATGGAGCGCAACTCCAAAAGGGCGCGGTCGGGACATACGCGGCCGCCATCTTCGCGGAATACATCGCCTTCATCGGCTCGGGCCGGAACGAGGCCCCCGGCATCTACTTCGGCGTACTCGGCAGCACGCAGAAACTTTCCACGCGAGAGATCGATACGATCCTATTGCAGTATACCGCCGCGGAACTTGCGGCCGTCGTTCTTGAATCTCGGCTCCACGCGGGGCACGAACATCTATGGGTACGCCTTCCCGACCGGACTATGGTCTACGACCTTCAGGCGTCAAAGGCCGTCGGGCAGCCGGTATGGTATTTCCTCACGAGCTCGCAGATAGGCTTTGAAGCGTACCGGGCGATTGACCTCGTGTACTGTTATGAGAAATGGCTTGTCTGCGATTCACAGACCAACGACTACGGCTACATGGACGCGAATACGGCGCGGCACTTCGGAGAGGTCTGCCGGTGGGAGTTCGGCACGGGGATCGCGTACAACGAGGGCCACGGGGCCTTGATAAACATGCTGGAACTGGTCTGCCTGACCGGGCGCGTCGAAGCCGGGGAAGATCCGTACATCTCGACGAGCTATTCGGTCGATGGCATGACGTGGAGCCATGACCGTCCGATCAAGGTCGGAATGCTCGGAGACCGTACAAGGCGGCTTGCGTGGTGGCATCAGGGGCACTTGTCCAACTGGCGCATCCAGCGATTCCAGGGTGACAGCCGGGCCTTGATATCCGTGGCACGCATTGAAATGGGTATCGAGCCCTTGATGGTATGAGCGAAAAACTGTCGTTTAGCCGGCCGCAGCTTGAAGGCGCATGGAAAGATTTTAAAAGCATCAAGGAATTTGAAAAGCTGATTCGATGGATAAACGACAATATTGATTCGTGGGTGGACATCGACTTCCCGATAATCGTCAGGACCGTCGCGGCCGGTATCCCGACGCTTGCGGCGATCAACGGAAATATCACCATGCCGCAGTGGCAGGTCAATGATTACCACGTATGCGAATCGCAAGAGATGATTCATAGCTGGAAGGAAGGCTCGGAAGTATTCTGGCACTTGCATCTGACTACGAACGGGCTTGACGTTGCGAATAAATACGTGCGCTTCGAGCTTGAATACGGATATGCCGATGTCAATGGAGTATGGACATGGCCGGCAGTATTCACCACTCCTGATATTTTGATACCGGCGAACACTCCGAGCAAGACGATGATGATTGTGAACTTGACGAGCTTCACCCCGGCAATCAAGATAGGAAGCCACGTCGTAGCAAGGCTCAAGCGCGTGGCGGCCGTCGGAGCGGCACCGACTAATAATCCGTGGATACCGATGCTGCAATTGCACGTTCAACTTGACACTTTGGGGAGCAGGAACATTGGAAGCAAATAGCGTCGCAACGAAATGCGAAACAGGCGTAAACCCTAATCACCTTCCCATTTACCGCATCGAGCAATATCTGTTGACGCTCCCGCAGGTCGAAATGCCGGTGGATCATCAGTTCGCGCATGGGATTTATGCCCGCAGTATTACCATCCCGGCGGGAGTCATGCTGACCGGGGCGGTGCATAAAGATGAATGCTTTTTCATTGTCCGCACCGGGAGGATATTGCTGACAACCGACGATGAACCGATAGAAGCGAAGGCCGGATTCATGGTGGCGAGCAAGGCGGGATCGAAGCGGCTCGGGCTGGCGCTTGAAGATACGACCGTGACGACGTTCCACGCGAACCCGGACGAGTTGCGAGATCCGGATGATTTATGGGATCATATCACTGTACCCCCGCCGGATGATATACTCGACATATTGGCAAAGGCAGAATTGGAGGCGACCGCATGAGCGCATTGATAGCAGGTGCCATAGTAGGCGGGGCGACTATTGTATCATCCGTCATAAACGCATATTCAGCAGACAAGGCGGCTGATACTCAGGCCGAGGCGGCGCAGGGTGGCATAGACGAAACCCGCCGACAGTTCGACGCGATGCAGGCGCTTCTAAATCCATACGTTCAGGCTGGCAATCAATCGCTCACGGCGCAGCAGGATCTCGCCGGATTGAACGGTGCCGATGCACAGCGGGCCGCCATCGAGGGGATAAGCGCAAGCCCGGAAATGCTGGCGATGACACAGCAGGGCGAGAACGCCATACTTCAGCAGGGCTCGGCGACCGGCGGACTGCGCGGCGGAAATACGCAAAGCGCACTTGCACAGTTCAGGCCGCAGATGCTTTCAAACCTCATCAATCAGCAATATGGACGGCTCGGGGGGATTACCCAAATGGGGCAAGCTTCGGCGGCTGGCGTAGGCGCGGCGGGAATGCAGAGCGGGGCGCAGGTTGCCGACCTTCTCGGTCAGCAGGGCGCGGCGGTGGCAGGCGGCCAGCTTGCACTAGGACAGGCGGCGGCGCAACCGTTCAACGTAGCGGCACAATACGCCGGATTGTACGGTCTGAACAAAATGGGGGTATTCTGATGCCAGCACCGCTAAACTATACCGCCGGATTCGTCAACCCGTCGGACTCGATCCAGCAGATGCTCCAGATGGGCGGCCAGCTCGCACAGCTCGGGCAGTTACGCGATCAGCGTCTCGCGTCTCAGCAGGCTACGGAAGATGCGCGAATCGCGGCGGAGCAGAAGTCGGCGCGGGACGCTGAAATCAAAGGACTGTACGAACAAGCCATAGCAAACCCGACATGGGAAAACTATAACAAGCTGGCGATGCTCGATCCGGCAAACAGTGAGAAAATAATCAAGACGTG